CTTCGCGGCTGACAGCGCCGACACGGCTGAACAGTTCAGGGTTTACACCGAGCTGTGCGGTTTTCTGGGAATTGGAATAAGTGACGTAGCCGGCTTCGAACCAGGCGGAGGAACCAGGGATGCGCGTGATCGCTTCAGCGATGCCGCCGCCGGTGCAGGATTCGGCAGTGGTGGCTTGGGCGCCGACCGCACGCAAACACTCGCCCAGCAGGCTGGCGAAAGAGGTAATGGAGTCCATGTTCGAGAGTCCGTAGCTGCCCATACGAGGGTGATACGGTAACGCATAGGGCAAGCGCTGCAAACGCCTGACCGTGCCGGGAGGCCGTCGAAAGTTGCGCCTGATCGTCGAGGCATCAGCGCCAGAGCAACCTGCGAAAAATCCCTGTACCATTCCCCGCCACCCCTTGACCCACCCACGCCAAGAGCCCGATTCCTGCAATGAGTGACCTATCCGCACACACCCCCATGATGCAGCAGTATGGTGTTTTTTTGGCTGATAGGTAGGAACGGCGCGGCCTGTAGCTGAGCGCTGTCCAAAACTCTAGCGCCCGATAGAGCGCTTTAGAGCCAGTAAGAGCGGTCTACTGGCCGGTAGTTTTAGACAGGAAATCCCCCTCTCGGCGCCCCCCGCCGACCTCCCGCCGTCCTGGCTGGAAAATCCCCTTCATCTATAATCACCGCTCCAGTTTAGGAGCAGATCATGCCAGACCCGCGATACCTCACATGGAACGACAAGTGGCTCATCACTACCGACATGATCAACTGCTCGGAGTGCTGGGCCGCGCAGTTCATGGCGCACCGGGATAAAGAGTTCGAGCACGCTTCGATCTGCCCACGGGCTGGCCCGGGCCAGCGTCCGTACATGGAACTGTTGGAAATGCTCAAGGCCATCCAAGATGATTTGCCGGAGGATTCCACCCCGAAGTCCGGGCGCCGCCCATCCAAGCCGACTTGAGAAACCATCACGACTCGAATACTGTACGCCCATACAGTACAGATCGAGCAGAAGCATGGAAATCGACGACAGCGACTTCGGGTGCCTGGGCATCCCTTCCCCTCTGGAAATGTACCAGCAGCAGTGTGTACTGCTCGCGACCGAGATCGAAGAGCACCAGGTGGACCTGCGCCAATGCCGCGCCAACATCGCCAAACTGGTGGTGATCAACGCCCAAGTGTCGGCCGAGCGGAATAGCGCAAAGCGCGAACTGGTGGAGACCAAAACGAAGCTCTCCGATGCCTACCGCGAGCTATCTTCCGTGAAGAATGATCTCTACATGTATCGCGGCGGCCAGCCGATAGAACCTGCAAGTTGATGGATCAGGCCGTTGGAGCGGCGGCGCCCAGTGCTTCCTGGGTGGCGGTCAGAACTGCTTCGGCCTCGGCCAGTTTGGCGGTCAGGTCGTCGCTGTCGGTCACGCCAAGGATAGTTTTCACTTTCTCGGCAAAGGCCACAACGGTGTTCAGGATGGTGAACGCTTCGCCGATTTTGCTGATGATGCTCATGGGTGTTTCTCCAGTTGGGTACAGCGGTTTCGGGCTAGAACGCCCAGTTGAGGGAAATCAGAAGTTGGCCGGCGCCGGTGGCGAACCATGCCTTGCCGGTGACCGCTACGGGCGTGCCCCAGGCGTCGATGTTGAACCGGCAGTAGAGATCAGGCAGGCCGTTGTCAGCCGTGAACGCCGCCCAGCTTGTAAGCAGACTCATAGAGCAGCACTTCCTGCGGGGTCATGTATTCCCAGGCGAAGTCCTCACGCTTGGGGCCGCCGGTGCATGCCCTGTATCGGGATGCACCACCAACGCGCACGCCGGCATAGATCAGGTTCGCCCGCACGGGATCGCAGCCGGTGACCAGCAGCATTTCCTTGAGCAGTGCATCGCACTCGGCGCGGGGCATGGCGTTGAAACAATAAAATCCGTCATGGCCCACGCCTGGGATGCGGGAATCGACCGAGTTGAAGATTGGTTCGGCAATCCAGGGGATGGAAGCCAGATCGGTGACGAAGTACTTCGGGATGGTGTGCAGCTTGCCGGCTTTATCGGTGTAGACCAGGTCGTCCATCAACATCCACTCGCCCACCTTGTAGGGGAGCAGTGGCGGGACCATGGAGAACTGGCCGGGACCATTGCCGACGTAAGGAAGGTGCCACGAAGTGGCCAGGTCACCCATTACTTCACGTCCTTGTAGAAGATGTGCTGCCCGATAACCACAGTCTTCGTCGCAACACCGGTCCAGGCCGGCGGGCGCGGCATGGTCGCGGCGTAGTAGTGGGTCGCGCCGCCAGTGGGATCGGCCATGGTGCCGTCGATCACCGCAATCGCTGCGGCTTTGCATTTCGCGAACTCAGCCGCCGGGATCGGCTTGGCGCCGCTCAGGTACGGATAGTTCGGGTCATTCTTATTCCAGCAGCTGAACTGGTACGGTGCCTGGCACACGCCGGCATAGCCCTCACCCCACCACGACTTATCCTTGCCATCGTTCACGCGGTTGCGGATCGTCCAGCCGACGGCAATCATGCCGGCCATCCCCTCGCCCCGGGCTTCGCCGTAAATCGTGCGCGCGAGCACGTCGCGGTCTTTGTCAGTAACGGTCATGCTTTTCTCCAGGCATGAAAAAACCCGCTCGAGGCGGGTATGTGGATTTTGCTGCGTCAGCGACTACGGCCAGCCATCGGCCAGCATGCTGTCGGTATACGTTCCGTCAGCCAGGGCGGCGAGCAACAGGGCCTCGCGGCTATAGCAGGCCTGAACATAGTCGCCGACGGCGTCGGCAATGGCGATCAGTTGCACGGCGCTCAACTGGACATAGGTGCCGTCCGACTGCTTCCAATCGACGCTGTAGCTCGGGTCGCGCTCGGCGCGGATGGCGGCGCCGGTCAGCTTCATCTGCGTGGTGCGATCGGTGAAGACGGCCACGCCGCTGACAGTGGTGCCGGCCGTTTCATGGTCGTAGCGTGCGGAGGCAATGGCCTCGATGGTCGCCTGCTTGGCCGCTACCGCCTTGGTCGCAGCGGTACTGAGGCTCGACCAGTTGATATTTCCGCTCATGCTTCGGGCTCCACGGCAGGCTCAGGGATTGGCAGCGGTTGTGGCAGCGCCACCGGGCCATCGGCGGTGATCACCAGCGGAATGGGGAATAACTGCTCAGCGCTGAAATTGGCAGGGAGCGGCAGCATTAGTGTGATCTCAATCTCACCTGACTCCTGACGAACATCGCCAACGAACCACTCCGAATTTATTGCTGACGATGGAAGTGTGTCGCCATCATTCATCTGAGAGAAATCGAAATTCTCACCATTGATATTCAGCACTCGCCCCGACTTTGACAAGGAGAGCGCCTGCTCGCACCGCATTGGCGATAGATTTATTTTCATTAGAACCACCGACCGATTGCAATGAGATTGATGTAGGCGCCCTGATTCGTGGCATTTGGCGTCATAGCGTAATAAGTGCCCCATGTTGTAGCAGAAGGCTCGGTGGCATTCGAAGCCCACAAGGCCCATGCGTACCCCGATACAAAAGCATTGGCGGTCATGGTAGGAAGTGCGGAGAACGCAGCAGGGAAGTTTCCGGCGCCTACAGTGTTGCTCAGAAATATGGCTCCCGACGCGATGTTTACGGAGCTAGTGCCGACTCTTTTCCAGCAAATCTGAGTTCCATCTGCCCAGCGAATGTAATCGCCATTTGCATTGGATCCGCGCTCGATGATTGCGCCGGTTGGCACGCCGCTCGCTTGAGCGACTGTTCCGATGATCGCTGCGGTTGCTGCAGAGCCAAGCCCTAGAGCAGTTCGCTGTAAGGCCTGTGTGGTTGCAGCCAGCAATGTCCGTGCCTGCGCCGGGAAGTCCGCCAGCGCCATCTGGTCGGCCGCCGTGAAGTAGGCGATCTTGTTAGCTGCGCCGGTCTGTGCCGCCAGCGCATTGATCGACGCTGCAGCAGCCAGCGTACCGAATTTATTCACCAGCGTGCGCAGCTGATCGGCCGAATCCTTGACGTAGCCCTGCATCGGCGCCAGCGCGTAAGCACCAGCACTGACAGTGGCCCCGAGGTACGCCGGCAGGATCGACAGCGCGGTGTCGCTCGCGATGTTGGCGACCTCATACCAGCGGCCGTCCGGGCCGAGGAAGGCATCGCCCACCCGGGCATTCGCCACAAAGCCAGTGCCGGTACCGGTCACCGTTGTGGAATTGAGCGTGCAGCTCACAGAGCCAGATCGCAGCCAAGGCATGCATTATCTCCAGACGTAAAAAAGCCCGCGCGGGGCGGGCTGGGAGTATTTCGTGGGGTTAGACGACTTTCTTGGCGAATAGCGCAGGCAGATAAAATGCCGTTGGGTTACTGGTTGAAGTTGTCAAAGCGCGAAGCGTGTTATTCGGGAAATCCCAAATACTTGCCAGCAAGCGACCAGGGTTATTGCCCGCAACCATATTCATGCCGAAAGTATTTATCAATAGAAACTCGTTAGCCGCAGGCAGCGCATCAAGTATCTTGTAGTAGTTGGAGTAGTTAGTAGTCGCAGAATCGTAGACGGATTTTTCAAATGTCCAATTCTGAAAAGCGCGAGTAAACAAGGCAGACGGCGTGCCGGAATCAAATATTAAGTTTCCAGTAGCATCCCACATCCTGGCGCCAAAGCTGGCCGTCGCGGTCGCCTTAAAGCCCGCCGCGAAGTACTCCCCGTTAGGCGGGGTGTACTTTACCGACTGCGTACGCACAAAAAAACCTGTCCAGTTCCCGGCCCCGCCCAATATCGCGCAAGCCGTAAGCGCGGCGACTCCACTGGCATCGGGTCGAGCGAAAACTAACGGCGGCTCTTGCGAGGTGATTGGGGTAGCAAAATAGGTTGTCGAAGACAAACCCGAATCCCCATTCGCTACAAATCGCCCAGTGCGTAGCACGGATAGCCGAGCATATTCAGAGTCCAGGGTCACCTGGTTGCTGCCGTTGGTGAACTGCATTCCAAATGACATCAGGCAAACCTTATGACGAGGAGGCGCATGGACCCAGCCGTTGCCTGCCAAGCCCCAGCTGTATAGCCTCGGTTGTAGTTGTATAGCCGTACGACGCCGTCAAGCATCTCGGTCTCGAACTGCGTTACGTTGTCCGCAAAGGTTCCGATAGGAATCACGACCGCGATTGCATTTGATGCGTTTGCACCAGGGACTGCGATGTCCTGCGTCAGCTTTGAGCTGGCCGCCATGGACACCACCTGCGAGAGCACAACGCGCATGGTGAAAGAGGTTTCATCCATCACAAGGACGCCATTAGCGTCCCATATTCGAACGCCGTAGCTCATACGGACAGATCTCCCCACTGATATCGCTTCACGCCAGCAGCATCGAAGACCTTGCCGCCGGCGTTGGTGATGGTCTGGCGGCCGCCGCCGGAGTTACCGTTGATCTCAAATGTGCCGTCCTTCCAGAGCTTCCAGCCCGTGGATCCTGCCACATAGTTCGTGGACTGCACGTTGTCGCCGACCTTCAGGAAGCTGATCGATGCGTCCTGGATGATCGCGGAGTTTATGAACACCTGCCCGCCCTGAACAGCGAATGGACTGGTGAGCGTCCCATCCACGCCGTTGACCACGGCGAACCGATCGGCCGATACGAGGAACTGGCTTTGCATGCCAGTGCCAGTATCCTGGATCCCCAGACCCCAGCCAGCGGCGACGTACTGCCCGTTAGAGTTGACCTGAGCCTTGAATGTGATCGCTACAGAAACTTTCCCGTCGGTTGTCGCTTGAGCGGTAGAAACCTGCTGGATAGCAGCCGTATTGCTGCCCGCCTGGGCCTGCAGAGTTTCCGTTGTCTGCACCAGCGCCTGATCCTGAGTCGCCCTGACCACCACCTCTTTCGAGTAGCTGGCTTGGGTATCCCACAGCTTCAGCGCGCCTTGCAGGTCACCCTCCCCGCCGTCATCCCGGTAGGCCGCGCGCAGCACTTGCACGCTTGAGGCCTGAGCTGTGACCACGCCGTCGAGCTCGGTGATATCGGCGGTGTTCTCCTGCACCTGGAGCGCCAAGGCGTTCGCGCTGTTGAGTATCTGGCCGACATCCTTCCAGTAGGTGACGTTGGGCGGCGCGTTGCTGCCATCCTCTGCAGCCGGTACTGCGGCGATCGCCTGATACAGCCGGTCACCCTGATACACAACTGCCCCGCTCGCGTAGGCGTCGGTCGCCACGTACAGCAGCGGGTTTGACAGGTCGTCGATTTGATCCTGCAGCCCGGGAATCAGGTTGATCTCGTCGAGCAGGTCTTGGCCCAGTTCCGTTTTGCCGATCTGTCCGGCAATCTGCTCGAGTATCAAGGTGGCATCCGTGCTCGCGATGCCTTGCACGCCATTGCCGGTCGGGTAGAAAGGCCCCAGGTTGCCGATCTTGTCGACCAAGCGCGCCCAGAAGTATAACGTGGCGCCGGCCTGCAGGTTTTGCAGCACGTAGTCGCGCTGCGGGTATGCCAGGTCGCTGAGCTTCGACGCGGCATCGAGGCTTGGTGTGGTGCCGTACCAGACCTCGGTGCGCTGGGTGTCCTCTGCGCCGGCCGGAAAAGCCCAGGCCAGGGCGATGCCGAACAGCTGGCTGATGGCAGTCAGGCTGGTGACTGCCGGCGGCGTTCCGGTCTTGCCTTGCAGGTCGGTCGCAGGCGAATACGCCCACAACGAGCTGTTGCCGGTCACGCCAACCGCCGAGACGCGCGCGGTGTAGGTGTCGGTGTAAATCCCGGAGACTTCGAGCGATGCGGTGTAGGTCACCCCGGCGTTGATCCAATCGCTAGAGCCGCGGCGCCACCAGACGTTGTAATAGACGGCGCCGGCTGGGGCATCCCATGTGATCCGCATCGTCGCGACGTTGACACCCTGCTTCACCGCGTCATAGGTTGCCAGCGTCACATTCGTCGGGATCGCCTGCACTGCGCTCGGCAGCACCGTGGTCGGCGGCCGAACGATCTGCGCGCCATTGTCGATCGCCGCAAATTTGCTCGCGTTGTGCTGCACCGCGACCACGTCGTACTGCAGCTTGTCGTCGCCGAAGTTCTCGGCCACGGTCAGGATACGATAGGTCTCGGCCACCAGTTCGGCGGTTTCGATGGCGTAGATCGACTGGGCCGTCGGGGCCACGCTGAATGCTTGGCTGACTGTCACCACGCGGCCGGTGAGGCCCTGGATGACGCGAGTCTCGGCGGTACCGGTGGGCAGGATCACCACCAGGGTATCGCCGGCGGCAGCCACGATATCGTTGTCGAGCGTCACAGTTGTAGTGGTGGCCGACTTGATGCGGCCGGCCATGGGCTGGCCGCCGAAGAACTCATCGGCAACACGGATCAGTTGCCCGGGGCGCGCGATGGTGCCGTCGAGACCGACGCTGAAGCTGATGGTGTCGGTTTCCAGTTGGTTGGTCAGTAGCGTGTACTGGCCGAGCCGCTGGGCCTGGCCCTGCGAGGTGCAAGCAAACGCCGTGATTTCGGTTTCCCGCACGCCATACCGCGCCAGCGCTTCCTGCCGGGTGACGTATTCGGTGCGGACATTGCCGAAGTTCTCGGTATCCGACCAAGACACCTTGCACACGCTGTAGCGGGTGGTTCCGCTCGACGCCGCGCGGCTGAATTTGCCGCTGATGACGTTCGCGTTCGTGTACGTGTAGACCGGGTCGCTGGGCATATCGGCCGAGACCATGACCTCGGTGCCGGCGTAGTAGCTCATGCCCCGGAACACGCTGGCCAGATCCTGCAGCACCTGGAGCGCACTGGCGCGGCTCTGGAGGTAGAGGTTGCAGGTGAAACGCGGCTCGGTGCCGCCCTGCCCGTCGTCGACCAGCGCGTCAGAATACTGGGCGATCTGGTACAGACCCCACTTGTCGACCTGAGCATCCTTGATCACCTGGCCAAGGCCATAGCGATCGTTGAGGATCAAGTCGCGGTATATCCACGCAGGGTTATCGGTCCAAGCCAGCTTGAACGTGCCATCCCATGTGCCGGAGTACGCACGGGTCGACGGCTCGTAGTTGCTCGGCACCTGGATGATGCGGCCACGAATGCGAAACGCGCGCTCCGGAATGGACGAGAACTGGCTGGCATCGATCTTGGTACCCACCAACGCGGTGTAGGGGTATTGCAGCTTGGCGTCGATGACCTCGGTGTAACCGACGATCGAGGTGGTAGCCTGGATGTTGGTCTGGCTGTCTGGGGTCAGGCGGCGTACGCGGACGCGCCAGCCGCCCGAGGATATAGGCAAGTCGATGCGGTGGCTGCGCTGGTAGCCATCCGTGGTTTTGCCGTCGAACGCCTGACTGATCACGGTCACGTAGTCGCCGTTATTGGTCGACAGGTCGATGGCGTAATTTACGATCGAGCCCACGGTATCGCCGTCGGTCTCGGTCTTGTAGAGCACCGACAGGCCCAGGCGGATGCGTACGGCGGAAAGCTGGGTGTTGCTGATGGCTTGGGTCCACGCTTGCGCGGCGGTCAGCGCCACGCCCACGGCTGTTTCGGCTTCCACCGCTGGAAAGCCCGCGATGTAGTCCTGGTCGGCCTCGCCAGTCCGCTGCTCCCAGGTCACACCTGTGAAGTTCAGGCTGCCGTCCGGGTTACCCAGCGGAGTCTGGTCGAAGTAGATCGACTGGGCGCCGTTCTTCAGGCCAACGATGGGGCCCTCGCTGATCGCATCCAGGATGTTCGCGTAACTGGTGTTGATCAGGCTGTCTGGACTTTCTACAGGCGTGTGGCTGCTTTCGCTGCCTTTGGAGCCGCGAATGGCGAATGTCGACATGGGGATTCCTTATTGCTGGTCTTCGGCGACCACACTGAGGGATGCGAGAGCGGATCCGACGGTCATCTCGCCGTAACACAGCGGGACCGGGTTGCCTTGGGTGGTGGTGTTCTTGATTCCGGAGAAGTTGTACGAGGGCTGATTGTCGACGGACTCGGATGAACTTAGGCCTTTCTGCGTGCCGGCGACCATCTGGGCTACACCCCCAAGCGCAAGCGAGATCCCGATCGTGCCAGTGATAACCCAGGCGCTGCCCGCTGCCGCTCCGCCAAACAAACCTATTCCGCCAGCAGCCAGCCCCCCGGTAAAAAAACTAGCGGCGACGAGAAGTCCGATGCCTACCACTGTCTGTACCAGCCCGCTCGATTTGCTGCCTTGCACCACCGGAGCAATGCGGATGTCGTTACTGCTGGGCGGATCACCGAGTTCGTCCTTTCCGATGTTTCGGCGGCCATAGAAGATCGCAAAGGAAAGGCCTGCGTCTTTCGATTCAGCCAGAAATCGATTGAAGCCGTTGTGGAGAATTCCCAGCGCGCGAACTGCCTCGGCCGCCGAGTGGACCGCCAAGCGGTGCACCCTCCCGAAGCGGGCACCCAGCTTGCCGTATAGCCGAACAGTACGAACTTGATCTGACATACCTTTTCCTCAGGCGAAAAAAAGCCCGCATTGTGTGCGGGCCGCTGTTCAACTGCTTATAGGCAGCCGCGAATACTATTTATCCTTCGATCGCTGATCCAGGTCGAGCGACCGCCTTGGGTGTAGAAGTCGATCTTTGTAACGCCGCCGGCGGCGTAGAAATCGGCGAACTCGCGGTACCCATCATTTACCACAGACTCCCCGCCGCCAGGTCTCGGCTGAAGGCTCACTGGATAGTGAACGCCCGCCAGAGATTCGTCCTGCCAAGCGAAAAGCGTGCACTTGGCTAGTTCTGCCTCGGGCTTGGCCGAGGTCAGAGTAGTGAGCGGCCCAGACTGGCGCATCTCTGTTACTGACGCCGCACAACCTGCTAACAGAGCAACCGCAAGCGCCCCGATAAAAATTCGCATCTGAATCCCTCCTCTGGAAAGGATGGACTTTAGCACTGGCCCTGTTCAGCCATCCAGCCTGTCCAAACGATCAGTAACGATCTCGATACGAGGCGTAGTAGCGTTTGGCCTCGATCTCAACCAAGGAATGGTCATGCCAATAAGAAGCCTCGCCAAAAACCTCCCCGTCGATCCCGATAACCCTAGCTGGGTTCTGGGCTGGGCTGTAGGCCGTAACGCGCCGTGGAGCTTCATCGACATCTACGACAACGAGGAGGTCGCGCAAATAGAGGCCGATCGTTTAGGCAATGGTCATATCGTGAGGTACGGTTCACACCGGCTCGGCACCGATGAATTCATCGGCACCTAGATAGCCTCTGCCTTCACAGCCTCGAAGCTGATGCGACCAGGCCCGGCGACCAGCTTGGCGGTCAGGCCGTGCTTCCCGGAATAGTGCCGGCGGTAGCCTTCCGGGCTTCGACACATACCAGAAAACCGTACCCTGTCGATTTCGATTCCGGCATCGAGGATCGCAACATCAGCGTCAGCGCCACACAGCGCGCCGCCGGACATTGCGAACAGATCATGGATGGTCAGCGTGTAGCTCATAGTAGCGGGCATGCGCTCTCCCGCGGCCAGGCCGCTCATGTTGGTTTCGAATCTTTGTGCCGCATGTAGAACCGCGCCGACTCCCGCCAGAAGCCGCCGAACGGATCGCGCTTCGAGTCTCGGCCGTGCAGATGGTGCAGGATGCCGCCCGGCACTGGGTGGTGACCAGGCTCAGTCTTGAGCATGCCATCAGCGAGGAACACGCCGGCGTGGTTGGCCTTCTCCGACTTCACCTGCATGACGATCAGGTCGCCCTGCTGCAGGTCCTGCGGGTCAACCGCGTAGAAGCCAGCGCCTTCGAAGTTGTCGGCGTACAGGTCCTGGCCGCGATCCCACCATCCGTCCTCTCGCTCGTAGTCCGGCAAGGTGATGCCCATTTCGCGCAGGTAGTAGTCCCGGACCAGCGTGTAGCAGTCCAGTACTCCGTGATAAAACGGGCGGCCCACCAGCGGCGCCTGGTATCCGGTCGGCAGGTGCAGCAGATGCGACACCGGTACGCCCTCGCGTACCTCCACGATCAGCCAAGGCAGTTCGGTGGCTTCCATCGACACCCGATCGGCGCCGCTGAGCTTTGCCGATTGCCCAGGATGGCTGTGCACCACACAAAGCACCTGGCCAAGGTCCTCTGCGTCGGCCCAGGCCTCGGCACTGATACGGAAGTCCCGCTCAGGCTTGTCAGCGGTGTTCGGTGACGGAACGTACAGCTGGGTCCCGGCCACATCCACCACCAGCCCGCAGGCCTCGCGCGGATTATCCATTGCCGAGTGCGCGTATGCCGCAGCGATCACGTCAGGGCTGAATTCCATAAGGGTCTCGTTAGTTGCCGGCGCTGGGGAAGCTGCCATAGCGCAAAGGGTTGTTCTCGCCGAAGCGGAGTTTGCAGCCGGTTAGCGTGCCGGAGCACTTGTCTTGGCTGGGATCATCTGTCAGCACGTCCTTGTCGGTGGCATAGGTCGAGCCGGTATAGGCGCAATACACGCCTCGGTACCCGCCGATACTCAGCCACTGGCAGCAGTTCGCGATGATCTGCCGGGCGGGCAACTGCCGATCGGTTGCGATCAATGGCGACTTAAGCACGAACACGGCCAACTCGCTGTCTGCCGACTGCTTCTGGTCGATGACGTAGACGTCGTCGGCGAAATGCTCGGCCGGGTCAGCCTCATCGTTGCCGGCCGGGAAGTTGGCCGCATCCATGTAGCGCCCGAGCGTGCGATGCCGAGTGACCTTCGCGTCAACCAAATCTTGGTAGGCTTTGCACAATGCGGTGATGAAGCCGCTGACGTTGCCCACCGACAGGCTGGGGTTGCTCTGCTGGCCCTCCCCCGTCATGCCCATGCCTTCGATCTTGATGGGCCAGGGCGAGTACTCCACGCCCTGCCAGTAGATCGGGCCAACCTGCGTGTAGCCATGGAAGTAGTAGACGTCACCACTCAATGGCGTCAGGTCCAGCTCGAACAGTTCCACATACAGGCCCACCTCAAGCTTCTGGATATCCTCGTAAATGCTCTCGGCCATCAGATCACTCCAAAATACTGGTCGAAGGTCGCAGTCACCGTGTACATCCCGGCGCCCAATGGGGTAGCAGTAAAGGTCTCGCACGTCCACCTTGCCTGCGCCCCCAAGGGCGGAGTCCAAGTGAACGAAATGTGTCCAGCCCTGGCCCTCAGAAAGCCGAGTACTTCATTCGCGTATGCTTCATTCCCCTTGAATGTGAGTGGCCAGCTTTGCGACTCGACATTCAGACCATCACCAGCCACCTGCTTATAGCCGCTTCCGAATTGAGCGGAACGGACACGAAAGGCACTGGTGCCGGTCGGCTCGACGTAAGGACACCAGGTGAATTCGTCAGCCATCATCCCCTCCCATTGATTGCTTTGCGGATGTTCCCGCCGGGCGATAGCGACCTTGCTTCAAACTCTTTCCAGCTGGCCTGCAATTGCTTCTGCTGCTGACGCCCCCAATCCGCAATCGCAGACTGGTCAACGGAAGCAGCCGAATCGTTGCCACCCTCAACGGTAAGGTGAAAGCTGACGCCGCTTGCGGCGGCGGATGGGGTTGAGGCTGTGGCAGCCTTTGCGACTCCCACATAACCACCATCGGCATAACCGCGACCGGTCTGGTTCAGTTGCTCGAGCATGTTGCGCATGCCCGGCTGCTGCACGACGCTCTTTTGCACTACGAATTCGCCACCATGAACGACGCCCATTGGCTGATACTTTCCGCCATCCCCGGTATAGCCACCATCTGAGTACGTTGCGCCTGACCAGCCGGATAGGTAGCTGCTGGAGTAGCCAGCCGCCGTGCTGCCCGCCGAGGCCGCAGCTCCACTGCTGAATAGGCTACCCAGCCCAGCGCTTCCCAAGCTGGAGAAAACATTTGAAGCGGCCGCCTGGATAGCCATCTTGGCGAGCATCTTCGAGAAGCTCACAGCTACATCGCCAAATGACTCGTCAGCGCCGAAAGCCCAGTCCACGGCCGCATCGGTCAGACCACCATAAAGCGAGGTGAAGGCCGATTGGGTCTGGCCAGCGATGTCTTTCGCGCTGTTGACGTAGTTCTGGTTGGCAGCGCTGTAACCGTTGGTCCAATCAGCCTGCGCAGCGTCGACATCGCCGTAATACTTTTTCTGCATCGCCAAGCGCTGGGCCAGCGCATCGCTGAGCGCCGTCGTTTCCTTGTTGTACAGATCGGTGCTGAGCTGGTCCTTGTTGCTCTTGTTGTAGTCGGAGGTCAGCTTGTCCTGCTGGGCCTGGTACGACTGCTGGATGCTCAGCTGCTCCTGCAAGCGCTGCTTCTGCTGGTCGCCCATGCCGGTGCCGGCGAGGCTGTTGCTGAGGCCCTGTTGCGCGCCAGCGAGCTGGGCCTGCAGGTTGGTTTCGAATGCCGCGAGCTTTTTCGCTTGATCAAGGGAGCGCTGCTTTAGCGTGTTCTCCGTTTCTAGCGCCGCGTTGCGCTTGAGCTGCGCGGTGTACAGGTCAGCGCCGGCGAGCAACGATTTCTGATCGGCCGTGAGCGTTTTCTTGGTCTTGATATCGGCCAGCTGCTGCTCCCACTCGATCAGCTTCTTGGCGTTCTCGCCCAACTGCTGCGTGCCGGCGCCCTGGCTGCCGATGAGCTGGCTTTGCTGTTGCAGCACCGCGTATTGCTTGCGCGCGTCGTCCAGCGCCTTGGTGCTGGCATCCTCGCTATAAGCTTTCACAGCCTTGGGTTTATGAGCGTCGTCGTACTTGGCCTGGATATCAGCGACAACCTTGTCGATGTCCGCCTGTGATTTCCCTGCAGCGACACCAAGGTTTCGTGCATCTGCGATGTCGTGCACCAGCTTTTTCTGATCAGAGAGCTCTTTGATCGAAAGCGCATTCCACTTACTCTCGTTTTCGATGCGTTTCTGATTTTGCTGGTCCGCGTCTGCTGAGGCGTTCGCCATTCCCTGGTTAACCGCCAGCCCTGTTTTCAACAGAGTAAGGCGCTGCTCCAAAGCCTTGTTCGAATCGTCGTTATCCCCATCGTCCAGGCCCAGGGCGCTATTGATCTTGCTCAGCCCCGTAGAAAGGGTCCCGGCCACCCCGCCCTCTTTCCGGGTCTTCAGGATTCGCTCGATGATCTCGATTTCTTTGGAGGAATCAGGAAACAGCTCTCCCTTGATGTAGGAATAGGCGTTGCTTGTGGCTTTGCCGATCGCAATCCAGTCGCGCTCGATATCGGACAGGGAATCGCGATAGCGCTTGAGACGCTCCTGGGCATTGGTGTTGATAGCCTCGCTCAGTGCGTCCAGTGCCTGCTGGCTTTTACCTTGGGCTTCCAGAGCGTGGATAGTGTCGTACTGCGCGCTCGTCACAAGGCCGTACTGCGCGCTGATCTTTTCCGCAGCCTTGGTCGCGTTGTCTCCCAACCCGCTCAGGGACTTCGCTACGTCACCCGCCGCCTGGCCAGAAAACTCCCCAATCGAAGATGCGGCCTGCGCCAGATTGACGAACTGGGTTTGGCTCAAATGGCCTGCGGCCGCCAGCGCGATCACCGCATCGTTGGCCCCTGAAATATTGCCAGTGATGGCCGCTGCGCTTTTTGCAACAGAAGCCAGGCTATCAGCGGTTTGTCCAGAGTTCGCAGATCCGGAGAACAGCGCCTTATTGAATGCCGATATCTGCTTCTCGGTATCGTAATACATGGCGCCCAAGGCAGCCCCTGCGGCAGCCGCCACAGTGAACGGATTCACTAGGCCCAGTACGTAACCGCCCAGGGCTTTGGCAGCCGGGCCGATGCCGCCGAACATATCCTTGAGCTGACCACCTTGCTGCAGGAACACCGTCAGTGGGCTTTGGCCAGCCTGCAGCGAAACGGCAATGTCGGTGAACTGGCCTGGCACGTTGCGCAGCGCAGCGGCATACGCCTTGGCGGACATCCCCCCCTTTTGCATAACCGTGTCGACCTGGGCAAGGGAGTTGCGCTGAGCGTCGAGTTTCGAGAGGTAATCAGAAAAATCCGTTTCATCAAGCCGGCCAGCGGCACGGTGCTTGCGCAGCTGCTCTTCCATTTTGTCGAGCTTGCCATATGCAGCGACCACCGGATCGATCTGACCGACTAGCTTGTCGAGCTGAGTGGCCTGGTAGGCAGCTTCCTTAGTGGCGGACTTCAGCGACCGCTGAGCACGGTCCATCCCTTTTTCGAAGCCGCCGGTGTTGGCGATCAAATCGACCGTCAGCGTGCCCAGATTATCGCCAGACATAAATCACCTTTTCACCGATTGGAGCAGTCGCATGATGTCCATCCCCACGGCCTGAACATCCTGCTCAGGTTCGGGAGCAGTTTCCCGATCGGGGAGAAAGTCCGAAAATTCAGCCTTGCCGCCAAATCCCCGATTGAAGATCGTGGCCAGAAGTGCAATCCCATGCTCAATCCGAACACCTAGATTGAGCGTTCCCGTCTGACGCATATAAGCGCGCCAGGATAGGAACTCGGGGTAACTCATGCTGGCTTTGGCTTTCTCGATCGTCCGGCCGCCGATTCCGTTGAGGACGAGTTCGTGCCAGATTTCTTCGTCGGAGTAGACTTTTTTTCGGCGTCTTCCTCGCGCAGACCGTTCGTCTCGGAAATGGCAGAGAGAAGCGCGATGGTCAGCTCGGCGGTGATACCGCCGTGACCGAGCGCCGCTGACCCGCGCACGTGATCGACGGTGAAAACCGGAGAGCCATCCTCCTTGCAGATGCAGGAGGCGATCCGATTCGCGGTCCAGTCCGCGCCCTGCGCTTGCTGCTCCCAGCGGCTGGCGATAGCGGAAAACGAGTCCTTGCGTACGTGCACCGTTGCAGTGTGAGCTTGGCCGTTGGAGTGCCAGGTGATTTCTTTCTTCACCGGTTTGCCGACAAACCCGCCGCCGGCCTGAAGCGATTCAATGCTCAGTTCCATGGTCATTCCTTACGCGGCCACGGCGGCGATCAGTGCGGGCTCGCCAGATACCTGGATGCCCACGGTGGACTTGACCACGTCGTTCAGGCCGAAGGTGAACGGGAAGCTGTTCATGTAGCCGTCGAAGGTGATCCAGCTGCGGGTTTCCGGGAGCACGAAGTCGCGCACGCCGTCCGCGCCAGCAGTGGCTTCGATGGTAGGAGGAACGCCCAGGCCATCGGTGCGCGGGCCGTCGGACAGGCCAACCGCCCACTGCAGGGTGGTGCCGGCAATCTTCAGCTGGTGCAGGCGGATGTGCGCCGGGTTAGCCGTGTCGATGTTCAAACCGAACGAAGCAGAGCCCGGGGTGGCCAGGCCTGCCTCGTAAGTGCGGGCCAGCGAGGTGAAGCAGGTCGTCTCGATCTGGTCGATCGAGGTGTCGATGCCGTCCAGGGAGGTGAAGCAACCGACATTGATCAGCGTGAAGCCAACCGGATCGATCGCATACAGCTCGGTGCCTTGAGTTTTCAATTTCTTCTCCCTGATTTTCCGAGAAAATCACAATTAGCGGGCATAAAAAAACCCGCCGGAGCGGGTGTGGTTTTCGGGGCAGCGACTACAGGTCGACCAGCCATCCAGCGTCGAAGCTTTTTCGGTAATTCTTGGTGGTGCTGTCGCGCGAATCGAGGTTGAAGCCAGTGATATAGCAGTAGGGGCCGATAGCCTTGCGGATAGCCATGGCGACCTGTTCAGCCACAGAGCCGGTATCGGCGTAAACGTCGATCTGCAGGCCGTAACGATCCGTGGCTGGCTGGCCATTCACGAAGTTGAGCGGAGACCCACTTACCACCTGCCACACTGCGTACGGTTTCGCGACGCCTTGAGGGGCCTCGCCAAACGGATAGAGCCTGGTAGGGTTCAGCCCAAGCAGAGCGGTTACGGCCGGCGCCGCTGCGCAGACCTTGAAAATAGGGGCAACCATCAGGCCTCTCCCAACTTGAGCAGCTGGAATTTCGCCGAGCTCAAGAATTCCTTGAAAACGGCCTCTCGGTTGTTGGACAGCGCGGGTCTAAGCATCGGCTGCGCCCGGGCGAACTCCGTTCCAAGCTCAACCCACCACCAGTAGAAAGTGTTGCCGCCACGCTGCCCGGCGCGGGTCTTACGAAAGCCGACCGAGACGATCGCGGCACCCAATTCGGCGCCCTGGGTTTTCTGTTCGACCAAGGCGATGTTCTTCGGCAGGTAGTTGCGGGTTTCCGGATCATCCACACGTGAAGCCCGGTCCTGAGCATCCGCCAGAACAATCTGCATAGCGTCCTTTGCGGCCGGTACGGCGACCTGGCTACGTACGCCTAGGCTGAGCTCCCGAAACTTGGCAGATAGAGCGTCAGCGCCTGTCAGCTTGTAGGAAATGGTGTCAGCCATCAGTTACTCCCACCGATACCAGAAGCGTCAGGTATCCGAGCCCCGATTCCTTGTCCTCTAGCGCGGGACCGACGATGTCATACACCGCGCCACGGTGCAGAATGCGCATGGTCGGCTCGATACCGGGCCGAAAGCGAATGATGATCCGTTTCGTGGCCACCGACTGAGCAGCCTGGGCGGCCAGCAGTTCCCGCGACGAGAGCGGCTGTACCGAGCCCCAGACGGTGGCTACATCAGCCCAATCGCCAGGCAGGTCTTCACCGGTTTCGAGATCCTGGCCCGCGGCGCGCGCTTGAAAGGTCAGTCGATGCCGCAGCTTTCCCGCTTCCATCAGAATTTCTTCCTGTACCAGAGCAGGCGACTAACGGCCAAGGGCACCTCAGTGAGCCCGGTGGCCACGGCTTCCCGATTCGCGTACCAGTGACCGACCAGCAACAGAATAGCCTGCTGCACATCCTTGGTCAGCGCCATCTGATCGGGCAGCACCGGTGTTGTTTCAACCAGAACCCGGTCACAGTGCTGCTCCACGTGGGCCAACGCGGCGTCGAGATACCCCTGAATCAGCACGTCTTCATCTTCATGATCGACACGTAGGTGTGTCTTCACCAGGGGCAGCTCGATCATCACTTGTTCTCTTTCGGCGCTGCCTGTTTCGTGGATTTCGGCGCGGACTTGCCGGTTTCTTCCGCCAATCCCTTGCCAAGCAATTGATGAGCGTATTCGTCATCGATATTTTCGAAACTGTCACCGGCAACCACCTTACCGGCAGGAACACCGAGCTTTTCGGCGTCACCGTGAAAGCCCCACAGAGCAGTAATATTCATGGCAATCTCCAAGCAGTAGGGGGTCATCGACCCCCATTTTATTTCGGAAACCCGATCAGGCCGCGAAGCGGCCCTTCACGAAAGCGTACGGGCGGCGCACTGCCAGACCCAGACGCTCTTCGACGAGGATCACGCGCTGGTTCTTGACGAAGTCGTCGTTGATCATGCCGACCTTGACGGTGAACGCCATGCGATCGTAGATACGGGCGCCTTGGCTGAACGAACCGGTCAGGAACTCCCCGCCAGTGTTGGTGCCGTCGCCTTCGTCCATGCTGTCAGAAGCAACCACCGGGCGGCCCCACAGAACCGGAGTCACCAGGCCCTGCAGGTTGGCGAACAGATAGCGGTTGTCGGCATCCTTCTGCAGCTCGATGTTCATCCAGTCGAGGTCGGTCATGACCACCGCATCAGCAGCGCGCTTGGACTGCTTGCGAACCTGGTAGATCGCGCGGCGCACGGTGTCGATAGCAGTGTCGCCAGCCTTGGCGAGGGCGGCGTCGAAGGCGGTGGCTTGGGTCATTACGCCGTTCAGGTTGTTGCCGGTGCCATCGCCCTTGAGAATCTGACCTTCTTCGGTCAGCTTCAGGTCATAGCGCAGCAGTTCCTGAATGTACGCGTACAGCTGCGGCACATCGTCGAGGGCCTCGTCGGTCACCGGCATCCAGACCGCGATTTTTTTCACGGTGTCGGTCTTCTGGGTGAAGGTAACGCTGCTGGTTGGCTTGGCGGCGCCTTCAGCCACCATGCCGGCGCCCAGGGTATGGACGTTCTCGATGAAGTAGCTGTAGGACTGACCCGTCACTGGAGTGCTCGGGATCAGATCGCGAATCAGGAGGTTCTGGCGCGGCACGTCCTGAATAACCGGATCGTACTGCGGAATCACCAAGCCGGCGCTGGTCACCTTGGTTTCGGACATACTGGCCATGTCGGACTTGCTGATTTCGATCTCGGCAGAGTTCTGATTTTTCTGAATCAGACCCTTGTAAGCATCGTTGCCTTTCACGAAGTCGATGAAGCCCTTCTTTTCGCCGCCCGGGTTGCGCAGGCGAACGCCTTTTTCTTCGAGCTTTTGCACCTGCTCGATGACGCGCTCAATCTCGCCCTTTTGGTTTTCGATCTGCTGTTTCATCTCGGCAGAGGCGGTATTGCCCTTCTGCAGGTCGTCAGAGATAGCATCGTATTTCTGTTGCAGGCCGCCGAAACCCTCTTTCAATTGCTTTTCGAGGGCATCGCGAATTTCTTTAACGTCAGCAGTCATGGCTGAACTCCAAATTGAGTGTTGAACAGTTGGGAGAGTGCTTTCAGCTCATCCACGATCGCCGTGGCCTGGGTGTCACCATCGCGGTGCACTGCCTGGTAGCCGAGCGAGGCGACCGCAGCCGCCTCCTTCTGTGAAAGTCCCATGCGATCGCGCAGGGCCTTCTCAAAAATTCTGATATCCGATTTCACATCGGTTATGGTCGCCTCCGGGTTCATACCGAAGGGCACGATAGAGGCCTCCCAGAGTTCGGCCTCCTTGATGATGCGGATCTGCCGGCCGCCGCGCTCTTCGAAGCTCGATAGCAGCGTGTTAAAACCAATGGACATGCTGTCCAGGGTGCCTTCCTTCATCAGCTCGTACGCATCACGCGCATAGCTCACGGCCAAGTTGATCTTTCCCTTCAGAAACAGGCCATGGCTGTCCTGTACGAATTCTGAGGATCCCACTAGCCGCGTCAGGTCATGAAAGAGGGCCAGTTTCAAGCGGCCGCCACGGGTGGTTTTCACCTTGGTGAATGCCCCGGGCAGGATCACGTCGTCACCCAAGTCGACGTTGTTGAACACCGACGCATAGCCCTCGAAATTACCGGCGTCATCGACGGCCTTGAGCTCGAATGGCACTTCAATCTTTGTTTGCATTGGTCTGCATCTCCCAGCGGGTGACCTGGTTGTATTGATCCCCTACCAGCGGCGAGAGGTTTTCCTTTTCCCTGACCTCGTTGATGGCCATCCAGCCAGAGCCGCTGGAGCCACCCAGAGCTGCGGTGTAATAAGCCGCGCGCCCGGCGCTATCAGCGCGCAGTAGGCCCTCCACGATGAATTCTACGAATCGAGGTGTGCCCGCGAAGAGCTTGTCGTTCAGCTCGTCCTCGATGGCGTCGAGGTAGGGTTTCAGTCCAAAGGTGACAAACCCACTGGTTTGCTGCTCCAGGTTAGAACCCATGATCGATGTCTTGCTGGCTCGGTTAGCCAGGTACAGCGGAACACCCCAGACGCCGGCCAATGCCTCTTCCTGGAACTGCTGCGATTCGATGAACTGACTATCCTTTTGGCTGAGCCCGGCAGGCACGATCTTAGGATTGCCCTGCAGAATCGCCATCTTCCCAATGTCTGCGGCATCGCCCTTGCGGACATCGGGGAATTTCGCCATCACTTGAGCTTGCTGCTCGGTAGTGAGGAATTGCTCGTAGATCACGTACCCACCGGTGAACCCGCCCTTGCGCATGAAGTGCGCCGACCAGTCTTGGGCGGCCTTGGCCAACCCCATGCTTTCCGCCTGATACTCGATCGGCGACATCGCGTTGATACCGTCGTTGCTGAACAGGCGGAAATGCAGCATGTTCTCGGGCGAAACTGCAAAGCGCTCACCGCCTAGGGTCACCCAATACAGCAACCCCTCATCGAGGTCGATCTCAACCGAGTCGCAAGGAAGCGGAATAAAGCCAATGGGTTCGCCGTTATCGGCGCGCTCGATAATGTTGAAGCTGGTACCGCGCAATGCCATGTTCACCACGGCAGCTTTAAGGAAGTTCAGCCTGGTCATGTACGGATTTGGCTTGCGTAGCAGGCGCGACATGCGATCACCGTACGGCACCACTACGCGCTTTCCATCCTTATCGTCGTAAAGCTTCAGGGGCAGGCCGGATACCGACTCGCAGAGGATTTTCACGCAAGACCAGACGATTCCGATGGTCATAGCGTTCTTCGAGGTAATCCTCACGCCAGCCTTGGTGCGTTTTCCGCCGATCTCCAGATCGACCTCAACGTAGTCACCGGTGACAGGATCGTCGTAGCCGAAGAAGCGCCACGTCAGTGGGTTGTACCAACGAAATGCCATAGTCAGCCTACGAGTCCAAAGAATCCGCGATTCAGGTAGTCATCCATCCCGCCTTTGCTCTCAGGATTGAGCGACATCAGCGAAACAGCGTTGAAAAACGCCATAAGGGGGTCAATTTTTGCCGACCCCGAAGCTTGTTTCGTGATCAAAATCGCGTTCCCGCGCGGCTCTACCCGGGCGTTACCACAACACCAAGCCATCATGGGTTGGCCGCCGTGGATCAACACGCCCTCGGCAAGCTTGCGTTCAGCCGTTTTAATGGCGCCGCCGAGCTTCCAGCCTTGGGAAATCCCTATGATTTTTTCCTGCGGCACACCTGCAGATACCAACGCGTCGATGATTCCACCGACACCGGCCGGGTCTATGCCAACCTGGTCCAACAGGCCGCGCTTTTCTACGGCGCCAGCTAGCCCGGAAAGCTCTTCAAGGTCATCGCCGATGGCCTGCACCAGGACAAGGTCGCCGTCCTTTGCAAAATCGTGGAATCGAGGCGCCTCTGCCTTGCGCCGCTCGAGCACTGACGGGTGGGCCCAGGCCCGCGTCCAGATCAGCCATTCACGTGTTCGCTTGTCCCGGCCCACGGCGGCGAAACCCAACAAGTCATCGAGACCACCGCCATCGATGCCAAGGTCGACCACCTCGCAGCGATCGAGCAACTGTTCGAAGGTCAATTTCGGGGCCTTGGCCTGCACTTCCCAGAAGTCCGTGCCTGCCCAGCGGTTCGATAACAGGGCCAGGCCAATCTCGACATTCAGGTGCTTGGCCAGAAAGCCGCGGAACGACTCTTCGCCGTCGAGCTGTGCCTGTGCATAGCCCCGCTCGATGAACTGAACGTCCACCGAAAGCCCCAAATTGGGATTGGTGACATAGGCGTTAGCCGGTTCGCGATGCGCGCCGGCATCGAGCATGGCTTTCGGGAACTCGTAAAGCACCGGCAGGAACGAGTTGTCCACCGTGAGGCCGTCTCGGACCGCGCGTGCGTACAGCAACTTCTGCCGAAAAACGCCAGCCGGAGGGTCATCGGACTGGGTCGTAGCATAGATGACGAAACCCTCAGGCCGGGACGCAAGACCGCCTGTGGCCTCCCTGAGCATTGCCTCGGCACCGTGGCGCTTGCCGAATACCCAGAGCTCGTCAATGAAAATGCCAATGGCCTTCTTGCCCGACACCGTGTCGTTATCAGCGGCCACCACCTTCAAGGTCGCGCCGGTTTCCCGATGGGTCACGGTGCGGATGTGGTTCTGAACCTGGATCAATGCCGCCAGGTCCTCATCAGCGTTGATCATGTCGCGGATCGGCAGATAGGAGTTGTCGGCAATTTCCTTTGTCGGCGCCAGGATGATGAACTCACCCGACGGCCGCCAATTCAGAATCAGCGCCGTCAGCATGATGCCGGCGGCTATGGTGGACTTTCCATTTTTCTTGCTGATCAGGAGCATGAATTCCTGAATCTTACGGCGGCCTTCGTCAGCATCGTACGCCCCAAATATGGCGGCGACGAATTCATTCACCCAGGCCCGCACAGTCTCGGACATCAGCGGGCTGCCAGTAGCGTCCACCATGCGCAGCGCGCCGAACACCTCCAAGGCCTCAGCAGCGGAATCAGGGAATAGCGGGCCACGGGGTATCAGCGACTCCTTGGCGACGATCCGGCGCTCCCAGTCAACGCATGCCGTGGACCATTCCATCACTTACCACCCGGGATTGAGCGAAGTTGCGGTGGGGCACGAACACCGAATTTGCCCTGGGCGGCGCCGGCGGCTTTTTCTTTCGCCTGGTCCTTCTTGCCACCCTCGCCTTTGCGTTGGTGCATGAACGGCATCAGCGCTTTGGCCGCGTCGACGCGGAGCTTCGCCTCACTGCCGAGGTCGTTCATGACCGCCAGCAGGTAATCCTTTGGGTCCCGGTGACCGATGGCCCGAGCGAGGTCGAATGTCTCGATCTCTACCTCTGCTTCAGCTCCCCCGGGCAATTCAGTCTCACCGTGGCCTTTAACAGCTTTAACAAGACCGCCATTGGGGTATAGGGCGTTCAACTTTTGCAGCTCGAGCACCACATCTCGATCTTTTGCGAGCCTTGAACCGGCCGCCGAGGCAGATTTTTCCGGGCATCCGGCTGCAATCGCTGCATCTCGATTGGACGCACCTCCCCTCACCGCGTCGATAAAGGCGCGTTTCTTGGGTGTTAAAGCCATTAACAAAAACCTGTGCGGGGAAAAAAATCTGCGCGTGCGGCCCAGCGTGGTCTGGAAGCGATAGGCCGCCCATATTTTGACCGCCCCCCCTATAGGGACAGCCTATCGCACCATATCGGTGCACTAGTGAATGAGAATCCGCATCATTACCGACGAGCGGTCAGAGACCGGCCTCTTCGGCTTTTTTTACCGAGTCATGGCATGGCCGGCACAGAGTCTGCCAGTTGCGGCGGTCCCAGAACTTGACCATGTCGCCACGGTGCGGCTCGATGTGGTCGACAACGCTGCCTGAGCTGACTCGGCCAAGGCGCTCGCAGTAAGCACAAAGCGGGTGGGCATTGAGCCAGCCCTCGCGCGCCTTCTGCCATCGGTAGCCGTACCCGCGCTGATGCGCGGTTGTCTTGGCAGCTCGCCATGAGTTCGGGTCAACGGTAGTTACCCGGTCCGGCTGGACCTGCAACCTGTTCTTCAGGGTCGTGAGCTTCATCGACGTGCGGCTCCGTGGTTCGACTGGGCGGGGTTGGCAACCAGGTACGAGCCCTATCGAGGGCTACCTTCGCCCAACGTGCTGCTCGTGCCCGCCGGGCGGCGCATCCACTACAGGCCATGACCTTCGACGACCAAGTCGCGACCATCGACATTGAACGTCACGGTGAGCGAAGGAAAGGCGTCACCAGCATTGCTGCTCAACGAGGTGCTGACCTGGCAGGGAAGCATCTGACCGTCTTCGGTATGCAGCGCGAACAGTGCACGTTCTTGCCTTTCCAGCGGCACATAACGGCGATTGTCTTCAAGGCTGGTCTCGTAGAGATGGCCAGCATCGGGCACGTGGATCTGCTTCAGGATCAGCTTCATGGATGCCTCACATAGATGGCGTGACGAGCGACACGTTCGATGCTGTCGTCGGATGGCCGCCAACCGGTAACGTGGTTGATGACCACCAGCGCGATGCAGTACCAGCGCCACCACCGGCGAAAGTGAATCGTGATAGTGATCTGGGCCACAATTGCCTCCGCGCCACGAAATGGCAGGTTTGAATTTGTGGCGCGTGACGCACCGGCGTTACGGTGTGGCCTTGTCCACGGCCTTCACGGCAGTGTCAGCGGCTTCAGTTGCCTTTGCCGCAGCAGTAGAAGCATCCTTGGCGGCCTGCTGAACCTGCGGGCGCATCGACGTATTGAGGTCGTCGATCTTGTCGTGCAGCTGGCGAATGCGCTTGCGGTACTCGGCAGTCTCGTTGTCCTGGGAGTTAACCAGGATCTCAACCGTACGGCCGGTGGTGGCAGCGTTGTACTGGCTCCCGCCCATCCAGCAGCAGATGCCCACGATGAGCAGCAACAGCCAACTACCGTGGCCGTCCCAGAAGCGTTTGGTTTTCGAAGGTGTCAGTGAGTCGGTCATGGTTGACGCGCTCCTTGAATGGATTGCTGCAGGTTTGCGACCTGCAAGCGCAAAGCGTCGTTTTGCTCGGCGAGGTGCTTCATCTGCTCCTCAAGCCGGGCATTTGTGGCGTTCTGGTCGGAGAACTTCTGCACCAGATCGTTGATGCGGTCGCTGAGCATGCGGTTCTCGGCGTCCGATTCCTTGCGCATGGCCCGCTCTTCAGCCAGCGCACTCTCCAGCCGCTCGATTTCCTTGTTGTCACCGCGCCGCTCTGCGAACCACTTGCTGATGAACTTGCTGCTCGCGAACATCCCGCACACAGCCCAAGCCATCCACCCTTCAGGGGTTGAAGGCAGCTTGGTGAGTAATTCGTTGGGATCCATCGGCATCTCTCGGCTTGGCACCGGGTTCCGGTGGAGGTCGACTGCGGAGGCAATAAAAAAGGCCGCCTTGGCGACCATCCTGAATATGCGCGTGTCTCTCCACGCCTGTCCGCCAAAGACATCCTCAGCGCCGACACCCTCTTGCATCGGTCTCGCCAGATCGGTCTCGCGCAAATCCCCGAGGTAGCACGTTGGGACTTCGCGGGCTGCCGGTGTTCTTCCGTGACACGTGACTACCGGCAATACCGTGTCCAGGTGCTCCCGTTAGGGCCACCCTGGCTGTGGTCTCATCGCACCGCAGAAACGAAAAAGCCCAGCACGATGGCTGGGCTCTATATTCAGTTGTGTGTCGCTGCGTATCACCGCACGCAAGATCGACATGATGGGCGTAATTTACGGCCAATCGGCCACTACGGTCAAGCGGCGTCTACGAAGATTTGTTCGGCATCGAATATCTCTGTGGCATGGATGACTGCCGCTTCTTCCAGGCGCTCCAAGCGCTTATGGATACCGGTGCGCCAATTGCGACGGGTACGCTCTGGAGACCCTTCTGGGTCCCAGGTATTCACGTCGTAAAACTCAGCGGGCAGCACGATCATGTCGGTGGAGCGCTTGCCGTCGCGCACGCCTTTAAGAGGAGGGATTGCCCAGGCGGTGAGCGCCTTATAAAGGAACAGCTGCGGCGCCGGAGTTGCGATGCGGGCGACCAGCCGCCCGATCGACGCCACCTTGTTGGCCTTGTGCGTCGAGTACTTGGCTACCAGCACATCCCACTGCGCCTGATCCAGCTCGCGGTGCAGTAGCGCATAGAGGCAGCAGTCGTAATCGAACTTGTCGCGGACCGAGATGGTGCTGCCGGTGCCGCCTTGGCGCGCGTCGGCATCGATCAGCTTCTGCCAGGACTGCTTGGTGCTGTTGTCGATGTTGTCGGCGGCCAGCACGCGCACCAGGGTGCCCATCACGTCTTTATAGATGCCCATCGCTCAATCCCCTGTGTAGTTCGTGCCGCCGGCGCCGCGGCGGTTGTTCTGTTCGTACTGTGTGGAAGCCCGTGATGGGGTGAACTTGCGAAATTGCGCAAGTTGATAATCTGCGGCCTGTAGACGGATGCTCAGTTGAGTCACCAGCACCTCCAGCGGCAGCGCTTCACCGGTGTCGGCCGAAACCCAGCCCGAGGCGTGGCAAGGCAGGCAGGGCAACTCATGGAATACGCCAACGACGACGGCGCGGCCACGGCAGGCCGGGCACTTGGCCAGGTCCAACTGGGCGGCATGGAACTCAGGACCATGCTTTTTCATCAGCCGATCACCTTGAGGCCTTGATCCCGGAGCGACTTCTCCGCCACTTCGCGAGCCCACAACGAATCAGGATCACCCATCTCCGGGGGGAATGGATTAATTACGCGAAGCGTCGCTCTGCACGTCCACCACGATTCCCAGCGGCAGTGATATGCGGTGGCTACTTCTGACGAACAACAGCAATCGCCACAAAGAATGTAATCACCAGCAGTCCCGATCTCTGGATACCAGCGCATTCCCTCGGGAACTGGGAATGATTCTTCGAATTGGGCGCGGATCTTGTCGCTATTCTTCATTTTGAAACCTCGCCTTTTACGGATTCTGGATTAGGTCGGAGGCCGCGCCAGTCACGGCCTCGGCACCATTGTGAGAATTTCCGTTTCCATCGCCTTTGCACCCATGGATTGAGGCAAAACCGCAAAGGTCTAAACGGGCATGCCACTTCTCCAGCGCCTCGCGCTTCAGTAACTCTGCGTGGGTATGGATGTAGGTCTGCACGTTTCTGGTCAGCGTGTGGTTCACCAGCATCTCACCGATGAGGTAGTCCACTCCGAGGTCCGTCCAGGCGGTTCGCGCCAGCTTACGAAGGTCGTGGCTCGTCCATTCGCCCTGGCCCAGCCGGGTGAACACGGCGCAGGCCTGGCCCTCGGTCATGGGTCGACCGCCCTTCGATGGGAACAGGTAGGCGCCCTCGTAGCCCTTGCTGATCTGCCATGCGCGATATCGCTTGAGCAGCCCGATCACCTGAGCGGTGAGAGGCAAACTATGTTCGCACCTGGTCTTGGTGTTCTCTGCCGGCATGTACCACTCGCCGGTTTCCGAGATGGTGAAGTGGGACCAGCGCGCCTGGCGGGTCTCGCCAATCCGTGTGCCGTGGCACAGCATCAACAAAGCAATGGTGCAGTCGGTGGGGCTGGCTTCGAATCCGGCGCCAAGGTTCGCGACCAGGGCCTCAACTTGAACACCGCGCAGACGTGCCGCTTTGGGCTTGATGCGGGCCTTGCTGAAGTCCGTGAACTTGAACGCGGCGATAGGGTTGCTGGCTATCAGCTTCAGCTTTTCGGCCTGCTTGAACGCCACCACCAGCACGCCCCACATCATGCGAACGTAGGACAGCGACAACTCTTCCTGCATTGGCCACATGGCGGCGCTGTCGAGAGAGGACCTCGTGACGTCGGCGATCGGCATGGTGCTGAGCCGCGGCGCCAGGTGGCACTGGATTGCCGAAGCCGCTGACGTGCGGCGCTTCTTGGAAAGGCTGCGGTCGCGGGACTGCCGCTCGCTGTACCATTCCAGCAGCTCGCCAACAGTGTGCAGAGTTCCTGCGGCGGCCGAGGCCTTGGGATCAACAGCGAGTCGGGCGTGCACTTGCGGCAACACGCCGGCCAGCGCCTTGAACGTCAGCGACGGGTAGCCTCCCACCTGGTTCCACTTTTTCTTCGAAACCAAGTACCAGGTGCCGCGATCACGGTTGAGGTTGAAGCGCAGGTAAAGCCCCGGGAACCTTGGATCGCGAAGGTGCTGGCAATCGCTGTTGGCAGCTTGCCGGCGGATCTCCGCATCTGAAAATTGGACCACCATGACATTGCTCATGCGGAAACCCTCGTTGGCGGCTGGAGCAGATACGCCCGCAGGCACTCCAGCGCATCGATGTGTCCACGGCACACCACCGCGAGATACCCCTGACCGATCAGGGCCTGAATGTAGGCGTCCTGGCTGGCCGACACCGCAGCGTCGAACGGCGGCATGGCCTTGAACTCGATGTACAGGCCGAAGTGCCCACCGCGCGCCATTGGCAGGACCAGGTCCGGTACGCCGGCCTTCACGCCCTGCCCTTTCAGCTTGATCGCCACCAGCTTGTGCCGGTGGCCGCCGTTGGGCACGTGGTAGATCAGCTTGAAGGCTTCGGGATAGCGCAACTCGACCTCGCGCAGCAGCGCGGCCTGCTCCTGGCCTTCCCGGTCAGCGGGCTTGGCACGGGTGGCGCGCGGGCCGAAGGCTTTCATGGCGGCGGCTTTCACGGGGCCACCTTCAAGCCTGCAGCCTCGATGGCCGCTACAACGCGGAAGCCATCGAGGCTCACGCCCTGCCCGTCAGCGGACACCAATCCTTCAGGCAGATCCACCACCACGGCAGCGCGCGAGGCCTGCCAAGCCCACCAGACCGTTTCTACCCAGTACGTGTCGTACAGGCCCTTTTCGCGGCGACTGAGTTCGTACTGAGTCGGCTGGCGATCAAAGCCAAATTCGCCACTGCGCTTCAGCATGAACACCGCACTGTCGCGATAACCTTCGCCAAACTGGAGCACCTGTTCTGCGATGAAAGCCGCCTCGAACTCTCCACGCATCTTGTCGTTACTCACGATGCCACCTTCCCTTCACGAATCAGAATGTCCTGGGTGCGCATGACGCCCTCCGCGTGCAGCAGGCGCGCTTCTTCACGATCGGCGCCGCGCCGACTCGCGCTACGCCCGTCGACGTGGTCATGACAGGCCGAGCAGGACCAGGCGCCTTGGAAGTCGTTCGGCTTGCAGCCCATGCCGTTGGTGCCCGCGAGGCGGTAATGCGCCAGCACGGTGGTTTCCGGGTTGCTGTTGCACACGCCCGGCACGCGGATCTGGCATTCGCGACCGCGCGCGGCCTTTGTGAGTTGGTTCTGGCGGATTCTCATGGGCGGTACTCATCAAGGTCGACGATTTCGAAGGTGCTGGGCCACATACGAGCGCCCATTTCATCGGCGTGGGAGCGAAGCTGAAACACCGCCATCGGCTGCTCAGGGCTATGACCCAGCCCAATCTTGTAGCTACACGCGTACAGGGCGAAGCGGAACTGGATCACGTCGGGCAACAGGCACATGGGATTACGCATGGCGACCACCTCGCGACTTGCGCAGCTCATCCAGTGCAGCGCGAGCCACTTCAACGGTTCTCGGCGGCGGCGGTGGCGCGATCTCGGCCTTGGGCACCTCGCCAAGTTGCTCGCCTTGCCACAGCTTCCGGCACTGGGCCAGGTAGTGCTTCTCGAATGAGGCCATGCCGAGTTCGCGGGACAGGAGCGGCAAGCTGTGAAAGCCCGCTGCGGCGGTTGCGTGATACACGGCCGGATGCATCCACTTGGCGCCGTCGCGCACGGCGGGATGGCAGTTGCGCAGGCCCTGGGCATACGCCTTCTCGACGCTGGGCAGGCCCAGACCTTCCGGCGCAAAGCACCAGCTCACGAAAACGCCCGGCGCCGGCACGAATGCGACCTTGCTCGCGCTGACCACTCGCATTCCATGATCGATCTGCTCCATACGGGTAATACCGGCGCGCATGAACTCACCCAGCCACTCAAGCTTCGAGGCGTTCATGACCGCCTCCGTAGGCCATGACTGGCGCCAGGCACCGCAGGCACCGCGCAGGCGCAGGAACAGGTCGTCGATTACTGTCTGGGTGGCCGGATCAACTGCGACTGCTCCGGACTCCACGGGCGCCTGATAGGTTGGGTCGGTGCGGCGATTGGCGATCAGGTCGCGGACGTTGGTGGCGGTCTTCACAAGCGAACCCCCTTAGCGGCCCAGTCGGCCGACGCTTCACTGGCGGCGCTCTCGGTGGCCTGGCGCTTGATCCACTTGGCCAGGCGGTGGCACCAGCCAGCATCGGTGTCGCGGATGTCTGGCTTGGCAATGTGGAAGCCAATGAACGAGCCGAAAATCTCTTCGGTCAGCGCCGCAGTGATGCCCATGATCTGGAGCTGAGCGGCGAGCACAGCACCGTTTGCGTTCCAGTCGGCGAACATCGAGAAGCGCTGGCGGGTGTCAGTGAGTGATTGCAGTTGCTCGAGCACTTCGCGGTCTTGCTCATCGGCAACGTCCGCAAACACGTGCGGCTGCTGCTGTTCGGTTACTTGATGGTTAAGTGATGTATTGGGTGCAGATTCTGCACCCCGGTCGGTCGTAGGCTGCACCCCGTTCTGCTGTGAATTGCACCCCGTGCGGTTATCTGCACCCCGCTCGGAACGAGGTGCGGGATTTGCACCCCGCTTGATTGGAAGGTCATACACCACAGGCCGGCGGTCATGGCGTTCGATGTAGACGGCGGCCAATGCCTGGTTACCCGGAACGATCCAACCAGACACCCGCAGCACGTCGAGTTTGGCCCGCACGGTGCGCTCGGACAGGCCGGTGTCATCGCTCAAGGTGTTGGCAGAAGGAAAGGCGCCGCGACCATCAGTGCCGGCGTAGTTGGCCAAGCACAGCAGCACATGGCGCGCGCTCGAATCGGTCAGAGAGGCCTTGGGGATTTGAAGCGCCCATGACATGGCTTGAACACTCACAATGCAGCTCCAATCTTTTCAGCGAGCACGACGAGGCCCCGGCGGGTAACCATCACCTGCTCGACAACCTTCAGCTCTTCGGATTCGTTGTTAGGGATGCGGACCAGCTTGTGCTCAAGCAGGCCAGCGGTAAGGCGCGGCTGGAAGGCCGACCAATTGGCGAAGCTGGTACGGCGATAGATCCAGCGATTGGTAGACAGCCAAGCGAACAGCTTCAAAGGCCCCATGCCCAGGTGCTTGGCCGCCTCGGTGACACAGATCGAGCCGCGCGTTTCGCTCAGGATCTGGAGCGCGGCGACCTTGGGGGCCTGCTGCTCGATCACTTGGTGAAGGTGCTGGTTCTCGCGAGCTTGGTCGGCGGCGACCTGCAATGCCTCGGCGAAGTTGGTCGGCACGCGCGGTTGTTGAGCCTGGTCTTCCAGTTCGCGCCAGCGGCGTACGACCGCGATACGCATCTTCGCGCTGTAGCCGGTGAGCAGGGTATCGGTGAGGTCGCGATCAAGGCTGATCTCGGCGGTGTAGCCTCGGGCGTCCTTTACCTCGTGGACATGATCCAAAGATGGATCATCCTTCAGCGACTCAAGAATCTTGCGAATATCGCGCAGCACATGGTGGTGCCCCTTACCGGTCAATTCTGCAATCTCTCGAGACGACATCAACTGACGCGTCATGTTTTGGCTGATTGAGAAAACTGACGAATCAGGCTGGGTATTGCGGGGAGCGATCTGGTTATGCATAATCGACCTCAGTTTGTAGCTGTAGAAAGAGCCGCCCTGCCAGGCGGTTTTTTTGTGCCTGCGATTTGGTGGATCAGGCCACCTTTACCGACGCCTTCAGTTGCGCCAGCGCCTGCTCTGCGTGATCGATCTCGCGCAGGATTCGTTGACGCTCGACCTGGTCGACACGCCCGTCCCCCATCGCGCCTACGGTTTCGATGGTCAACTCGGAAATCTCAAAAGAAACCTTGCCCAACGCCTGATGCACATCGATGGGCTGCGGCTGTTCGCATTTCACAACCGTGTATCCGAACTCATCTGCCAAAGCTGCGAGCGGACGCATGTCCTGGGAGTGCAGAAGCAGCGCGTAAAGGTGTTTCACGTTGAACCAGTGCGCATCGTTCTCAGAGTTCGAACGCTGCAGCAGGCTGATGTGGGGCATGTTCATCAGCGCTGCCAGCTTCTTGGTCTCGGCATCCTTCACCACGTCGTGGCAGGCCTTCAGGAACATTTCCATTCGTAAAACCTCGTTACAATTTCTGTGGTGGCAAAGCGCCGCATTTGTGAATATGCATCCATCGGCAGCGTTAAGCGGCCGCAGGATAGAGATCAGGCCGTAGCTCGTGACGCGTGACGCCAGTCGCCTTTTCAATTGCGATCGCTTGATGCGCAGGGATGCCCCGGACCTTCCAATAGGAAACGGCCATTGGAGTAACTCCCAGAAGCCCCGCTAGGGCTTTGCCCGAGCCAGCCGCCAGAATTGCGCGTTCGAGAGGGGTGGGATTCATAAACATTCCGCCGTCGGCGAGTAAACACGAGTCAACGATACGTTTATTTAATAAACAGCGCAAGAGCAGTAAACTTTGTGTTTATGACTACTCAGCACTCAGGCGATCGCCTCAGGGAAATCCTGAAAAGCAGACAGATGGGCCCTACAGAGCTTGCCGGGCAGCTCGGGGTCTCCACTCAGACGTTGAACAACTGGTTCTCCCGAGGGGTACCGGGAAAGGAGCTGCTGGCTGTTGCAAACAGATTGGGCGTTTTCACGGAGTGGCTACATTCCGGAGAGGGCCCCCAGATGGACCTGGACTCGTTAAATGGCGCGGTTTGGAGACGGGAAAGAGATCTCGATATTCAGCTTTCCCAGCTCGGAGCTATGCCTATTCGAGAATGGGATGATTCAACACCTGTAGAGGATGACGAGGTGTCCGTTCCATTTTTGCGTGAAGTAGAGCTGGCAGCAGGATCGGGCCGTTTTGCTATAGAAGAAAATGACAGTGCTCGACTCAGATTTGGCAAGAGGAGCTTGAGGAACAATGGCGTTCAATTCGAGAATGCTCGCTGCGTCGTTGTCCGCGGGAACAGCATGCTGCCCGTGCTTCGCGACGGCGCGACCGTCGGCGTAAACGTAGGGAGAAACTCTCTGAGGGACGTTGTCGATGGAGACCTATATGCGCTTAACCACAATGGGCAGCTGCGGGTTAAGCAGGTCTACCGATTGCCCCAAGGGGTTCGCCTACGCAGCTTCAATCGGGACGAGCATGAGGACGAAGACTACACATTTGAGGAAATGCAGGATCAAAATCTAGCAATTCTCGGCCATGTATTTTGGTGGGGGATGTTCGCGCGCTGACCCAGTCGCACCTAGTCGCCACCTCCAGCTGATTCCACCCAAAGCCCGCCTCGCGCGGGCTTTTTCATGCCTGCGATAAACGCAATAAACAAAAGGTGTTGACGTGTTTATAAACGTATTGTTTACTAGGCCCATCGAGACGCCACGGCGGATCGGGACACGACTGGTGAAGCCGCCAGTTAGCACGGGGTCAGCGAATTGGCCTCCCAGCCCCGCGAGGGATCGACTGGAACCAAGTTCTTTAAGAGAGACGGATTTCACTGGCTGGCCTTGGCGACAGGGCCAGACGGGAAATCAACCGAACCCGCACGGAGCAATGAGTGATGGAACAAACCCTTCAGCAACTGCTGGCCGAACGTGTCAGCACCTATGCGCTCTCTGATCGCCCTCGTGAGCTGATCGATGAGGGCATCGACAAGATGTTCAAGAGCGTCGTCGAAGATGCCTTCAGGTCATACGGCACCATCGGTGAGTCCATTAAAACCGCAGTGAAAGAAGCCTTCCCGGCCAATGTCGCCGACATGTTTGAGCTCCAGCGCTACAACGCACTGATCGCCAATGCTTTACGCGAGCGCTGGGAGGCCGCGGGCATGGAGTCGGCGATCATGAAGCAGGCTGACGCATCCATCACTGAGGTTTTGACCGGTGAAGGCCTGCTGACTGGTGAAATCTCGCTGAGGGATTTGCTCGAGGCTTTCATTGATGAGCACAAGGAAGAGGCAGCAGAAGAGCGGTGGAGTAGCCCAGAGATACGCATCACTGAAGACGACGGCAATTCTCGCAAGTTCTATCACATCTTCTTTGATGCACAGCCCGAAGGCGGAAATCGGTACAGCTACAGCAACGACCGCCGCAGCGACTACAGCCTGAAGCACAACCTGCATGTGATGGTTGAGGGTGTGCGCGAAACCGGCGACCACTGGAGGCCAAAGGTTGAATTCGGGAAGGTATACAGCGCGCAGCTCGACGATAAAAAGGTATCGATCAATATGAAGGTTCGCACTAAATGGGAGCGGATTCTGGCGTCGCTGTACTTCGGCGATGCGGTGCTGCTCATCGACTGCGAGGAAAGCGATTTTTCATACGGTTTTGACGACTAACCCTCTCCATATCAATCCAGCGTCCGTGCAGACGCTTTCGGAAATCAATCGAGGGTTCAACCATGCCGAAGAAAATAGGAAAGCTGGTGGTGGCCACCAAGATCGATACGGCGCGCGGCATCGCGATCGCCGGAGCGGGTAACTGGGTGCTGCAGGTGATCTGCGTGGGCATCCTTATCGCTGTGCATGTCGCGTCGCTGGTCATGGATGCAGGCGCAAAGCGGTGAGCGCCGCAGCGCAGTGGACATCGCCCCGCCATGGCGTGCACCAGCTCGACGCCGGGCTCCGCAGCGCTGTAGTGGTGCTGCTCGGTGACGCTTTTGTGTTGAGCACTTTCCTTATCGGATCCACCGCACCTATCAAGCAAACCTTCAACTCCCTGACTACCGCGATGCAAGCGGGCGAGTCCTGGGCAGACGTTACGACCAGCGCCACGACAGCCTGTCGATAACTGCCCGGTCCCTGGTTCGCCAGGCCGTATCGGTGAGCTCTGTGGCCCAGCGGGTCGTTGGCAGGTTTGGTCACCTCGCCACAGAGTTCAGCCAATGCGGAAGAGAACACACCGCCGACGCGGCCCCCTGCATTCCCATCAACCCCAGAGGATAAGACCATGTAAACCACAGCCAGCCGGCCCCGCCTAATGCGGCGCTCGCTCAGATCGACGCGACGTGTGGTGGTACATACGTGCGGAAGGGAAAGCCCGGCTTCCTCCGGGCTTTTTTATGCCTGTCGTTATTCGCCAGCACCCTGGACAGGGTTCTGACCAATGCCTTCAGCCAGGGAGAAACACATGCACGCACTTATGCACCAGCGCGTAACGGTCCTTGAGGCCATGCGCGCCCGAATGAACACCAACACCGTCGACCTCTTCACCCGCATCGGGAAACGCTCACCAGTGCAAAAGATTCGTTACCAGATCGTGGGCAAAGGCCAGGGCGCTTACCACATCAAGGAAATGGCCGCCGGCAAGGTAATTGGTTTCCGCAGCACCTGGAAGGCGGCCAGCAACTTCGCCCAGGAGATGGAATCGCGCGCCGACGCTAAGGCGCTGATCGAAGGCTCGGGGTTCGAATCATGAACATAGGCCAACCCCTCCCCGATCCGCGCACTGCGGTGATGAATAACCTGTCCCGCCAGATCGATAGCTTCTTCGCGGCAGGCGGCCGGGCCCAGCACATAGCGGCTGGCATCAGCGGCGAGTACTGCGGCCCCGGCATGGCCAGCCATCAGCAGAAGCTGCGTGCCGAACGCGACAAGCTCGCGCCCACCGTGCAGTACCTGTTCGATCAGGGCCACACCATGCACCAGGCCGCTGAGGCTATGGGCATCGCCATGAAGCGCCTCAAGCTAATCGCCAAAGAGAACGGCATCAAATTCCCCGCTGCGTCGTGAGGCGCCCAATACGCCGCGCCGCGTGGCAGCGCCGGCAAGAACAATTCCACCTACCACCAAGCGGGCTGATGCCCAAGGAACCGTCGCCATGTCCACCCCAACAGATACAGCCGAATTCCTCGAAGAGCTCAACGGCGGCGCCTTCGCCAGCCAGATCGGCCACGCACTCTCTGAAGTAGCGGCGGGCGTTGTTGACCACAGCAAGGCCGGCAAGCTGGTCATCACGCTGGACTTCAGCCAGATCGGCGAATCCCACCAGGTGAAGATCAAGCACAAGCTCGATTACAAGGTGCCGACCAAGCGCGGCACCCGCAGCGAGAACACCAGCCTGGATACGCCGATGTATGTCGGCTCCGGCGGGAAGATCACCCTCTTCCAAGAAAAGCACGACCAGCTGTTCAGTCGTGACGAAGCCCCTATCAAACCTCGCACCTAATCCAGCCAAGGAAACGACGAATGTCCCTCACCAAAGAAGCAATCCAGCTCATCACCGATACCGCCCTTGCCGCTGCCGGCAAGACCCTCGACGCGCAAACCCCTATTGTGGTGCTGCCGAACGAATACCAGGTCGTGGCGCTGGAGAAGTGGCAGGCCGGTCGCAGCCGCTTCCGCGGCATCTACTCCACGCACTCGCTGGCCGACTTCAGTGCCTACGTTGCTGATCGGTCCATCAAGACCGCTAAAGGCTTCATCGATCAGGACCAGATGACGTGCATCCTGCTTTTCAACCTGGGCGACGACAAGGCGCCCGGCCATGCAGATGACCGCGCGGTGCTGAAGTTGAAGCCATCCGCAGGCTACAAGGCAGCGCAGGAAATCGGCGGTCGCGCAATGTCCCAGAAGGACCTCAGCGACTGGATTGAGGATTGGCACCAGTACCTGACCCCGATCGACGCCGAAGGGACCGCAATTCCGGTGGCCAAGGCCATTGCCGCAGTGCGCACCATCACGGTCAAGGCCACCAGCGAATCGGAAACTACCGTCGGCGAGACCAGCGCCAGCCGCAGCGCCATGGACCAGATCGAAGCCCGCAGTAAGGAAACCCTGCCGACCTCCCTGCTATTCAACGTGATCCCGTTCGAGGGGCTGATCGAACAGCAGATTCAACTGCGCATATCGGTTATCACCAGCGGCTCGCAGCCGGTGCTGAAGCTGCGCTGGCTGGGTGAGGAAGTGCAGCGCGAAGATATTGCTCAGGAATTCAAGACAGTCCTCCAACAACAGATCGGCACCAATGCCAGCCTGGCTATTGGTTCGTTCGATCCCAAATAAAGCCATTGGCGGGAAGGTAGGCTCCGTTATAACCATTGCCTTGGCAGTTGAAAGCGTATCAGCTGCTTGAGTCTGCCTCGGCCATGAGTTCTCGCTTCAATTCGAAAAGCCTTGAGTATTCGTAAATGGATTCAATTATTTCATCTTTGTAATTAGTTGGTCTTGGGCTAGTTCTTTCCTCAGCCAAAGATATCCCCTCAGGGTCAAATGCGACTGACGACAACTCGAATGGACTAATACAAGGATCAGAAATAACATGACCTAGATTTAAATTTCTATTGGACACAGCGCGCAGCTGAGCAACCATTAACACATTAAGGCTAGATACTATAGGATCACGCAGTTGCTTTTCGCAGTCGAATTTTTTTATAAGCTTATAAAGCTCCCAAAACTCTGGAACTCTAGGGTCTACTGGACCGGACGACCCAAAACCCCCGGCATGCTTTAGGGCGAGTCCTAGAAATATTCTGAGCATTTCAACCCGAGATTCGTTGAGGCTTTCGATAGCCTTTACCGCTTCCGCCTTTATTTCTTTCAGCTTAACAACGTTTCCAGCAATTGATATTTCTTGGACCTCTGGCGCATATCCGACAATAAGTGCAATGACAGCAAACGCTACTACAAATGAAGCAAATTCAGCGCCCGAAAACTTACCTTGCATAAGCAACCAAAGCGCTAGCGATATAGACGCAAGAAATATCACTACGCCCAAACCAACCAAAAATTTCCTCATACCCATCTCTCCCTTTCGATCCCGGAACTATACCCGCGAGGATGCCGCATGTCCGCACATCAGAAGAAACATCTGCTCGAATTCAAAACCCAGTATGGCCTTGGCTTCGACCCAATAGACGATGAGATCGTGGTGGACTTCTTCTGTGGTGGCGGCGGCGCCGGTACCGGGCTGGAGATGGGCCTGGGCCGCGCGGTGACCGTGGCCAAAAACCACAACCCTGCAGCGATCAGCATGCACACCGCCAACCACCCGGCGGCCCGGCACTACACCACCGACGTGTTCGAGGGTGACCCTGACGAGGAATGCGGCGGGCGGGCCGTGGGCTGGTTCCACATGAGCCCCGACTGCACCCACCACAGCCAGGCAGCCGGTGGTCAGCCGCGCAAGCGCGAGATCCGCAACCTTTCGTGGATCGGACTGAAATGGGCCGGCAAGAAACGGCCACGGGTCATCAGCTTGGAAAATGTTAAGCAGATCCTGCAATGGGGCCCGCTGATCGCCAAGCGCGACAAGGCCACCGGGCGGGTGATGAAGCTGGGCGGCCAGGTCGCTGCCCCGGGCGAGGTCGTGCCAGTGCATGAGCAGTTTCTGGTGCCCGACCCGAAACGCCGCGGCACCACCTGGCGCCGATTCGTTGCACTGCTGGAAGGCATGGGCTACGCCGTCGAGTGGCGGGTGATCAAGGCCTGCGACTTCGGCGCGCCGACCAGCCGGGAGCGCCTGTTCATGATCGCCCGGTGCGACGGCCAGCCCATCGTGTGGCCCGAAGCAACCCACACCCGCCAGCCTGCCAAGGGCCAGCAGAAGTGGCGCACCGCCGCCGACTGCATCGACTGGACAGTGCCAAGCAAAAGCATCTTCGGTCGCAAGAAGGACCTGGCCCCGGCCACCCTTCGCCGCGTTGCCAAGGGGTTGAAGAAGTTCGTCATCGACAGCGCCAGCCCATTCATTGTGCCGATCGCGAATTGGTCCGGCGAGCTGGCCCAGTCTGCCAATGAACCGCTGCGCACCGTTACCGCCTGGCCGCGTGGTGGGTCGTTTGCCATGGCCAGCCCCATCATCGCCCCGGCCACCCACCAGGGCAGCGACCGCGTAAACGATCCGGGCTCACCTCTGCCGACCGTTACCTGCGCCAACCGTGGCGAACTGACCCTGATCAGCCCCGTAATGGTCGGTGTCGGCGGGCGCGCTGGGCAGACGGAGCCACGCCCAGGTAATCAGCCGGCCTACACCATCACCGCCAAGGCCGACACGGCGATCGCGGCGGCGCACCTGGTGAAGTTCCGGTTCGACGATGCGGGCAAAGCGCTCGACGAACCCTTGCCGACCATAACCAGCGGTGGCAACTACCAGCGCCCGGCCGGCGCCGCACATGCCATGGGTGTCTGTACGGCATTCATGGCCCAGATGAACGGCGGCTTCAACACCACCGACGCCAAGCCGCTGGACGAGCCAATGACCACGGTCACCAACACCGGAAGTCAGCAACAGCTGGTCACCGCCAACCTCGTGCACTTCCGCGGTAATTGCGATGCGCGGGCCGCTGAAGACCCACTGCACACTGTCAGCGCCGGCGGCACCCACCACGGCTTGATGACCGCATTCATGGAGCGCCAGTTCGGCGCGAGCATCGGCCAGGCAATCGACGAGCCAGCGCCAACCATAACGGCGGGCGGCGGCGGGAAAAGCTCGCTGGTTGAGCTGAAGCTCTCTCCTGAGCACGAAGAAGGCGCCCTGCGCGTCGCCGCGTTCCTGATCAGCTACTACGGCACCGAGAACATGAGCGGCTGCGACAAGCCCACGCCGACCATCACCACCAAGGATCGGCTGGGCCTGGTGACCGTGATCGTCAAGGGCACCCCGTACGTGATCGTCGACATCTGCCTGCGGATGCTGCAGCCGCACGAGCTGTATCGCGCCCAGGGCTTCCCCGCTGACTACATCATCGACAAGGGCGCCGACGGCCGGAAGTTCACGAAGACCGAGCAGGTGCATATGTGTGGCAACAGCGTCAGCCCACCGCCCATGGCCGCGCTGGCCCGGGCGAACGATCCATGGCGCAAAAGCGAGAGCCAGGCGGAGGCAGCATGACCCCCACCCCACAGCAACAACTCAAGCGCATAGCCGAGGTAGCGATCATGATCAACCAGACGAAACTCGAGTCTTTCATTGAGACCTGCATCAATACCGCGATCGGTTACGCCGTGGCGTTCCTTTCGCAGCTCTTGGTGTTCCCTATGGTCGGTATCCACGTGCCGATCAGCACCAACTTGGAAATCGGCGCGTGGTTCACACTAATCAGCGTGGTCCGGGGCTACGTGATCCGGCGCTGGTTCAATGCCCGGCTGAAACAGGCGGCACGCCATCTCGCCGCCGGAGGGCAAGGGTCATGAGCAACGACAAAGTTCTGGTGTCGCGCGAGCAGTTGGAGCAATGGCGCACCCGTTTCAGGTCGGCGCAGATGTTCGCGCAGTCGACCGAGATTTCCGAAGTGCTCGCTCATCCCGCGCAGGACGCCCGCACCATTGCGGGCGCTGAGCCGGTCGAGTTCGACCACCGCAAAGACTTAGCCTGTTGGTTCGGCCTGAGCTATGCCAGCTTCCTGGTGCTGCCGCGCGTGCTGATGCAGGAAATGCCCAAGGACTGGCAGGAGCGTATTGCGGTGCTGCTCAACGAGTACGACGACGCCTTCCCAAACCAGCCTGATATCGGAACCACCGTACAGGCCACGAAGAGTGGCAGGCTGACCAAGATGCCACCGTGGCTTTTGAATTACCGGCACCCGGCACGTGACGAGATAGCGAAGCTTAAGGGACCGAGCGCATGACCCTGCTCCCCTACCTCGGCGCCTGGTTCGCCGCCTCATGCATCGTCGGCCCGCTCCTGGGCCACGCCATTCGCCAATCTGCAGTCGTCGCCCGATAACTCCAGATCAACACCCCCTTCTAATTTGTCTGCCGCTTTGGCGGTGAGGCGGAGCTATTCCATGAAATCGAACAAGGTACGCACCAACACCACGACGTTCAGCGCGAAGATCCCTGAAAACGAAGTTACGGCGGTGCTCTGTGAGCTTTTGGCTAAAGAGCATGGCTTGGATCTCGACCCATCGACCACCCGCTTTCGTGGCTATCACAGCTCGGAAGACACCTCTACCGGGTTTAAGCACAGTTGGAACGTCGAGGTAACCGTCGATCACTCGCGGGAACCAAGCGTGAAGGAACAGCCATGACAACTCGAACCCAGCGCCGCCTGCTTGAAAAAGAGAACGCCCGCCAGCCCAGCGCGCTGGTGAAGATGCCACGCCACGAATGGCCCGCGCTCCAGCCGCCCACCATCATCGAGGTTTGGCGCTCCCGCGGCTTCCTGGTCCAGATCCACACGGAGCCCGGCGGCTACGAGCGCATGAGCGTCTGCCGCACCACGCACAACGGGGATAGCTGGGTCGACCAGTTGACCTGGGACGAGCTCATGCAGCTCAAGCGCGAATGCGGCCGTGGCGACCGGGATGCCGTCGAGGTCTACCCGGCCGACCGCGACATCGTGAACGTCGCCAACATGCGCCACCTTTTCTTCCCGCCGGCGCGCCTGACGTTCAAGTGGTGCCGGGCTACACAGCAAATTTCTCGCTGATACGCCCCGTATACGAATCAATCCTTCTACTTGAGCCTGCCGGTTATCGGCGGGCGGAGCTATTCCCTATGCGAGCTCTATCGATGCTTATCGGCGCCTGCATTCTCATCGCCCTCGTGATCTACGGCGGCTTCTGCTTCTACCAACACATCAAAGGAATCAAAAAACCATGAAGAAAATTGTCGGTCTTTCGGCTGCTGGCTTGCTGGGAGTGATCCTGCTGTGCGTCTTCTTCGGCAGCTGGTACACGGTGGACGAAACGGAACGCGGCGTGCTGCTGCGGAACGGGGCCATGGTCGGTGTCGTCGAGCCAGGTCTGAGCTTTAAGACGCCCTTCATCGAGTCCGTCCGCCTCATCAGCGTGCAAAGCCAGGCCACCAAATACCCGAACCTGCAGGCCTACTCCAAGGATCAGCAGACGGCGAAGCTGCAGGTGTCGGTCAGCTGGCATATCCCGCCGAGTGAGGTGGCAAAGGTCTACACCAGCTTCAAAGACCTTGACGGAATCAGCGACCGGCTCATTGCCAGGCAGATCCCCACGCAGGTTGAGAACGTTTTCGGCCAGTACACGGCGGTATCGGCGGTGCAAAACCGGGGGCAGTTCGTTGCTGATGTGACGAAGGCGATCCGCGCTGCAGTAGTCGGCCCGGTAGTTATCGACGGCGTGCAGGTCGAGAACATCGATTTCAGTGACGACTACGAGCGATCCATCGCCCTGCGCATGAAGGCTGAAGTCGAGGTCAAGACCCGCGAGCAGATGCTGCAGACCGAACAGGTGCAGGCGCAGATCCGTGTGACCCAGGCACAAGCCGAAGCCGACTCAAAGGTGGCTCAGGCCAAGGCGGATGCCGAAGCTACACGTCTGCGCGGTAACGCTGAAGCTGACGCCATCCAGGCTAAGGCCAAGGCACTGGCCAGCAATCAGAACCTCGTGGAGCTGACCAAGGCCGAGCGGTGGAATGGCGTACTGCCGACCACAATGCTGCCGAACAGCGCCGTGCCGTTCATAGAAGCTAAGTAATACCGCGGCGGCCCCGTCAACAGGGCCGCCCTTCTGTTGCCGCTCCGCGGCCTGGAGACGCTATGTTTATGACACCAGAGGAAGTGGCCGACCTGACCGGCTACACGAAGGCCAGCGCCCAAATCAAATGGCTGCAGGCCGAGAAGTACGGGTTTGCTATTGGTGGTGATGGTCGCCCGAAGGTCCTGCGCGCAGTTGTGGTGGGCAGGCTGGGCGGTGTTCAATCAAGGAAGGGGCCGGAACTCCGGCTTGGATGAGGGGCGAGACCAATGCGGCCGCGCAAAACGAATAGGCACCTGCCAGCGTGCATGTACCAGAAGCACGGGGCTTACTACCTGGTGCGCAAGGGGAAGTGGGAAAGGCTGGATTCTGACTATCAGCTCGCCCTGATCGCCTATGCCAAGCGCTTCGGTGTATCAGGCGCAGGCGGCATGGGCGATTTGATTGACGACGCCCTGAAGCACATGGCCAAGAAGCTCAAGCCCAACACCATCAAGCAGTACGAGGCGGCGGCGGCCCGGCTCAAGGATTACCTAGCCGAGTTCGAACCACGGGACGTGCTGCCCAGGCACGTCGCGGCACTCAAGAACCACATGGAAGACACCCCAAACATGGCTAATCGGGTGATTTCTTTCCTGCGGATGGTCTTCGCCTACGCTCTGGAACAGCAGATGGTCGACTCAAACCCGTGCACTGGCATCCGCCGGCACGCCGAGAAGAAGCGCGACCGCTACATCAGCGATGGCGAATTCCAAGCGATATGCGCAGCCGCGTCCGAAAACATGCGGGTGGTGTATGAGATGTGCTACTTGACCGGGCAGCGGATCGGCGACGTGCTTGCCATCCGGCTGGCGGATATCAGCGACGAGGGTATCGCGTTCGCCCAGCAGAAGACCGGGGCCCGACTCGTGGTGAGGATGAGTCCTGACCTGGAGTTGCTGATAAAGCGCATCAAGGCGCTCCCAAGGCGCGTTCGAGGCCTCACCCTATTCACGGCCAGGAGCGCGGGCAAGCCGATCAGTTACGAGACTATGAAGGACGCCTTCCGGAAAGACTGCGTTAAGGCCGGGGTAGTGGGTGCCACGCTTCACGACCTGCGCGCCAAGTCGCTGACCGACACCGACAAGCAGGGCAACAACGCACAGAAGCTCGGTGGCCACACCGACGCCAAGATGACGCAACGTTATCTGCGACTGCGTGAAATCGACATAGCTGAGCCGCCAGCAATGCCGAAAAAAACCCTGTAGTATTAGACAATTCTCATTTGTCTAATAGACAGACCAGCGCAAGGCCCCGCATGTCCGACCTCTCCAGCCACACCCCAATGATGCAGCAATACTGGAAGCTGAAAAACCAGCACCCGGACCAGCTGATGTTCTATCGCATGGGCGACTTCTACGAGATTTTCTACGAAGACGCGAAGAAGGCCGCCAAGCTGCTCGACATTACCCTGACCGCGCGTGGGCAGTCGGCCGGGCAGTCGATTCCCATGTGCGGGATCCCCTACCACGCAGCCGAGGGTTACCTGGGCAAGCTGGTCAAACTCGGCGAGTCCGTAGTGATCTGCGAGCAGGTGGGCGATCCGGCGACCAGCAAGGGGCCTGTGGACCGGCAAGTGGTGCGCATCATCACGCCGGGTACGGTGAGTGACGAAGCGCTGCTGGACGAGCGCCGCGACAACCTCATAGCGGCGGTGCTCGGCGACGAGCGTCTGTTCGGCCTGGCGGTGCTGGACATCACCAGTGGCAACTTCACCGTGCAGGAATTCAAGGGCTGGGAAAACCTCCTGGCGGAGCTTGAGCGCATCAATCCGGTCGAGCTGTTGATCCCGGATGACTGGCCTCAAGGCCTGCCGGCGGAAAAACGCCGGGGCGCACGCCGCCGCGCGCCGTGGGACTTCGAACGCGACAGCGCCCACAAGAGCCTGTGTCAGCAATTCGCGACCCAGGACCTGAAAGGCTTCGGCTGCGAGAAGTTGACCCTGGCCATCGGCGCCGCCGGGTGCCTGCTGGGCTACGCGAAGGAAACCCAGCGCACAGCCCTGCCGCACCTGCGCAGCCTCAAACACGAACGTCTGGATGACACCGTGGTGCTGGATGCTGCCACTCGGCGCAATCTGGAGCTGGACATCAACCTGGCGGGCGGCCGCGAAAACACCCTGCAATCAGTAATCGATCGCTGCCAGACGGCCATGGGCAGCCGCCTGCTGACCCGCTGGCTGAATCGCCCGCTACGTGATCTGAAGATTCTCCAGGCACGCCAGGCGTCGATCCGCTGCCTGCTTGACGGCTATCGCTTCGAAGGCCTGCAGCCACGCCTAAAGGAAATTGGCGACATCGAGCGCATCCTTGCGCGTATCGGCTTGCGCAATGCTCGCCCTCGCGACTTGGCTCGCCTGCGCGACGCCTTGGCTGCGTTGCCGGACCTGCAAGTTGCCATGGCCGATCTCGAGACCCCGCACCTGGCGCGCCTGGCGACGATCGCCGGCACCTACCCGGAGCTCTCCGAGCTGCTGGCCAAGGCCATCATCGACAACCCGCCTGCGGTGATTCGTGACGGCGGTGTACTCAAGACCGGCTACGACAGCGAGCTCGACGAGCTGCTGTCTCTGAGCGAGAACGCCGGGCAGTTTTTGATTGATCTCGAAGCCCGGGAAAAAGCCCGTACCGGCCTGTCGCACCTCAAGGTCGGCTACAACCGCGTGCACGGCTACTTTATCGAACTGCCGAGCAAACAGGCTGAGTCGGCGCCAGCGGACTATATCCGCCGCCAGACGCTCAAGGGCGCCGAGCGCTTCATCACCCCCGAGCTCAAGGCTTTCGAAGACAAGGCGCTGTCGGCCAAGAGCCGCGCCCTGGCCCGTGAAAAGATGCTCTACGAGGCTTTGCTGGAACGGCTCATCGGTCACCTGCCGCCGTTGCAGGACACCGCCGCAGCGCTGGCCGAGCTCGACGTGTTGAGCAACCTCGCCGAGCGCTCCCTGAACCTGGACCTCAACTGTCCCAGCTTCGTCGACGAGCCGTGCCTGCGTATCGGCCAAGGGCGTCACCCTGTGGTCGAGCAAGTGCTGACTACACCGTTCGTGGCCAATGACCTGCGCCTCGACGACGACACGCGCATGCTGGTCATCACCGGGCCTAACATGGGCGGTAAATCCACCTATATGCGCCAGACCGCACTGATCGTGCTGCTGGCCCATATCGGCAGCTTCGTGCCGGCCGCCAGCTGCGAGCTGTCACTGGTGGATCGGATCTTCACCCGTATCGGCTCCAGCGATGACCTCGCCGGCGGGCGTTCGACCTTCATGGTAGAAATGAGCGAGACCGCCAACATCCTGCACAACGCCAGCGATCGCAGCCTGGTGCTGATGGACGAAGTCGGCCGCGGCACCAGCACCTTCGACGGCTTGTCGCTGGCCTGGGCGGCGGCTGAACGCCTTGCGCAACTGCGTGCCTATACGCTGTTCGCCACGCACTACTTCGAGCTCACGGTGCTGCCGGACAGCGAACCGCTGGTCGCCAACGTGCATCTCAATGCCACCGAACACAACGAGCGGATCGTGTTTTTGCACCATGTGCTGCCGGGCCCTGCGAGCCAAAGTTATGGCCTGGCGGTGGCGCAACTGGCCGGCGTGCCGGAAGATGTCATTCGGCGCGCCAAGGAGCATCTGGGTCGACTCGAAACCACCAGCCTGCCCGTCGAGCCCGTACTCGCCAAACCCGGCAAACCCGCTGCGCCGCACCAGAGCGACCTGTTCGCCAGCCTGCCGCACCCGGTCCTGGACGAGATCGCCCGCACCGACATCGATGGCCTGACACCAAGGCAGGCGATGGAATTGCTCTATACATTAAAGAACCGTATCTAACGCTGACAGTCACAAGCTGATAGAATCCCGCGCGGTTTGGGAATGCCACGAACTATTAGCCTGGTTCGCAGGCTGCCTATCCCAGACCCAGCGGCCCCGATTACAGGGGGTTTGGCTGTAGCCGCCTGAGGAGAGAACCTGAAATGACCTTCGTCGTCACCGACAACTGCATCAAGTGCAAGTACACCGACTGCGTAGAAGTGTGTCCGGTGGACTGCTTTTACGAAGGCCCGAACTTCCTGGTCATTCACCCGGACGAGTGCATCGACTGCGCCCTGTGCGAGCCTGAATGCCCGGCCGTGGCAATTTTCTCGGAAGACGAAGTGCCTGCCGAGATGCAGGAGTTCATCGCCCTGAACGGAGAGCTGGCGGATATCTGGCCAAATATCACCGAGAAGAAAGAATCGATGCCTGATGCTGCCGAGTGGGATGGCAAAAAGGGCAAGATCGCTGACCTCGAACGCTGAGGCCTGGCGCTATACTCGGAAAGCCCCGGTTTTGCGGGGCTTTTTTTCGTCTGGCTTTTTTGGTTGGACGGGTTTGGCTTTGAGATTGGGTGTGGCCCTTTGCTGCGGACCTGTGCGGCTCGCCCTGCCCATTGGCCCTTCGCTTAGGCTCAGGGTACCCGCGTTCCGGCTTCTGAATGGGGATTCCACGCGCACTTGGACACCCATTCCACGAACACTTGGACAGTGATTCCACGCTGGCTTGGACACTCATTCCACGGCCACTTGGACACTGATTCCACGAGCACTTGGACAGTGATTT